CCTTCTTTCTTAGAACACCAAGCAACTATGGTCACCAAAGGAACTCGTTACTCGTTAGCGTGTTGGTTTGATGGACCAAAATGGAGATAAATTATGAGATTTCATGTATTACCTAACACAAGTATTATTTCAAATAAAGAATTTCTTTCTTGTGCTTTTACTCAAAAAGCTATTCGTTTCTGTGAGATGATGAAGGCAAGAGGTCACGAAGTATTCCATTATGGTCACGAAGACTCCGATTTAGATTGTACAGAACATATTACTGTGTTAACCGCTGATGAATGGAAACAATGTTATGGCGATTATGATTGGCGTAAAGGTTGGTTCAAATATGATGTGAATGATTTAGCACATACAGTTTCCGCTAAAAATTCTATTATTGAAATCAATAAAAGAAAACAACCAAATGATTTTATTCTTCCATTTTGGGGGTCAGGTAATCGAGCAGTGTGTGATGGGGTGCCTGATTTAATTACAGTTGAGCCTGGTATTGGTTATGCTTACGGTCATTTTGCACCATACAAAGTATTTGAATCGTATGCTTGTCATTCAGCTTTTTATGGTTTGGAATCATTAGCATATTGTAACGAAAAATGGTATGATGTGGTTATTCCATCTTATTTCAATTTGGACAAGTTTGAATTTGCACCAGAAAAGAAAGAAGATTACTTCTTGTATCTTGGTCGTGTGTATGATGGTAAAGGTGTCAATATTGCTATTCAAGTAACAGAAGCCATTGGTGCTAAGTTAATTGTTGCTGGTCAAAACACTTTGAAGAACATGGGTTACGATAAAGTTCCTGACCATGTGTTTGAATATGGTTACGCTGATGAAGAAGCAAGAAAAAAACTAATGTCAAGAGCAAAAGGTGCCTTTGTTGCATCACTCTATAATGAACCATTTGGTTCTGTGCATGTCGAATGTATGATATCTGGAACACCAATCATTACCACTGATTGGGGTGCTTTCACCGAATACAATATTCATGGTGTAACTGGCTATCGTTGTCGTACATTTGAACAATTTGTGTGGGCTGCCAAGAATATTGATAAGATTAACCCACAAGATTGTCGTGATTGGGGTGCCGCTAACTTCTCTTATGATAAAGTAGGAAGTATGTACGAAGAGTATTTCCAATCAATCCTTAATATTCATACAGGTAATGGATGGTATGAACCAAATGATTCTCGAACTGAATTGGATTGGCTGAAAAAAGAATATCCACAAGGCATAAATAAAGCATAAAATAATTTAAATGGATTATCATGGCCGCACTTAACTCAAGAGAAGAATTTAAACAGTATTGCTTGCGCCGTCTAGGTTTCCCTGTCATTGACATTAATGTGGATGATGACCAGGTTGAAGACCGTGTGGATGATGCGTTACAATATTGGCAAGATTATCACTATGATGGTAGTCAAAAAGTTTACTATCTCCATGCTGTGACTGAGCAAGATATTAGTAATAGATATCTCGATTTATCTCCACAAAATATTCACGATAATGCCAATAACTCAACCTATGTTTTAGGTGTTACTCGTATTTTCCCTATTTCAGATTCATTGTCATCTGTTAATATGTTTGACTTGCGTTATCAATTGCGTTTGAATGAATTATATGACTTCACATCAGCATCATATATCAACTACACATTAACAATGCAACACTTGCGTTCATTGGAAATTATGTTTACTGGTGAACAACCAATTCGTTTTAATCGTCACATGAACCGACTATTCATTGATTGGGATTGGACACAAAACGCACTTAATGCTGGTAACTATGTTATTTTAGAATGTTACACAACTGTTGACCCATCTTCGTATGCTTATATTTGGAATGACCGTTGGTTAAAAGAATATTGTACAGCTCTTATTAAAAGAACTTGGGGTAATAACCTTAAGAAATTTGCTGGTATGCAATTACCAGGTGGTGTTGTTTTAAATGGTGATAAAATCTTCCAAGAAGCTGAAGTTGAAATTAAAGCTTTACATGACGAAATGGAATCTCGTTATGGTGGTGTTCTTGAATTCATGATGAACTAAGGTAAAACATGCCAACCAGTGTCTATTTTAATAATTATAATGCTAAGAATGAACAACGCTTATTTGAAGATTTAATCGTGGAGTCTATTAAAATCCAAGGATTTGACGGATATTACCTGCCTAATGACAATGACCAAGCTCGTGATTTGTTATATGGTGAGGATCCAGTTAAGAGATTTGAATCAGCATTTCCTGTTGAGATGTATCTTTCATCTGCACTTGAATACACAGGTGAAAGAGAATTCTTTTCTAAATTTGGCCTTGAAATTAAAAACAATGTTTCAGTCATTCTTTCTAAACGAACATTTATTCAAAGAGTACCACAAAACAAATTTGACAGACCTCGTGAAGGTGATTTAATTTATATTCCAGTAACCAACCAAACAGGTGAATTGTTTGAAGTTAAATTTGTTGATGCGACTAAAGACTTCTTTACTTTAGGTCGTAAGATTCCATATTTCTATGAAATTCAACTTGAGAAATTCAAATATTCTAATGAGCGTATTGATACTGGTGTACCAGATATTGATATTGTAAACAATCAAGATTCTTACACTCTTAATTTACAAATGGAAAGAAACAACTGGAATTACATACCAAATGAAGTTGTGTTCCAAAGTAATGATAATACATTAGCAAATGCGTCAACAACAGCGGTAGTATCATCTTGGGATGCTACGGCTAATACTCTATATGTTACAAATATTATGGGTGAATTCGAATTAGGTGCTAATATTATTGGTCAACTATCCAATACAAGTATTTCATTAACATCATTTGACCCATTGGACATTACTTTAAGTAGAGAAGTATATGATAATAAAGTTATTCAAACTGAAGCTGACCAAATTATTGATTTTAGTGAGCAAAATCCATTTGGTGAAATATAATGGCCTATAATAAAATAATTAGAAAATTGGTTGTTGGTTTTGGTAATCTCTTTGATGATATTACTTTGACTAGATATAATCCTGATGGTTCTGAAGTTCAAAGACAAAAAGTGCCATTGGCTTATGCTTCAAAAGAGCGTTATGTAATGCGTTTGCAATCGGATCCTGAGTTAGATAAAAAGGTTCAGATTACTTTGCCTCGTATGTCATTTGATATGACAGGAATGACTTACGATTCATCTCGTAAACAAATAACAAATATTAAAAACTTTGCGCCGAGTCGAAATGCTGATACAATCCTTACACAATACAATCCTGTGCCTTACGATTTTGATTTTTCTTTATACATTTATGTAAGAAATATTGAAGATGGTACTCAAATCATTGAGCATATTTTACCATACTTTACACCAGATTATACAATTAGATTAAACCTGATACCTGAAATGGGTATCGTTAAAGAGATTCCTGTTGTATTGAAGTCAACTCGCCAAGAGATTGATTATGAAGGCGACAGAGACCATGAAACTAGAACCATTATTTGGACTTTAGATTTCACAGTCAAAGGTTTTGTATTTGGCGCTGTATCTGAACCTAAGGTTATTAAAAAATCAATTACAAATATATATGATAATACACTATCGGATGCCGATACTGTAGAATTTGGCATGAGTGACGATGGCATAGGAACATATAAAGAAGGTGAATTTGTTTACCAAGGTTATAGTTTACAAAATTCAACCGCTTCAGCTAAAGTATTATATTGGTCACCAGAAACATCAAAATTACAATTGACTAATATTAGTGGTAATTTTGTGACTTCTTATCCAATTCACGGAAGTCAAACCGGTTCAGTTTATACATTTATGAGTCATCAAGTGTTACCTCAACAACTTGTTAATATTCAAGTAACACCTGACCCATTGAGTGCTAATTCAACTTCTGATTATTTGTATCACGAAGAAATTACTGAATTTCCAAATATTAATTAAGAGAAATTATAATGTCTAAAATTGATGATAATTTAAGTGAATTGTTGGATATACCGGTAACACCGGTTGTTGAAATAGAACAACCGGCACCAACATCTGTATCATACGACAAAAAAATTGATAGTATCATTGACCATGATTTAATGCAAGATTATGAAGATTCTCGCAGACGATTAAAAGAAATTGTGGTCAAAGGTACTGATGCAATTGATGATATGTTGGCTATTGCTCGTGAATCTGAACACCCTCGTGCGTTCGAAGTAGCTTCTAAACTTATTGATTCCGTTACTGCTGCTAACGAAAAACTTCTTGGTATACAAAAACAAATGAAAGACATCCGTGGTGTTAAAAACCAATCACAAACTAATATTGGTAAAGCCGCAATCTTTGTAGGTTCTACTGCTGAATTGAGCAAGATGTTGAAAAATAATGATATAAAGACTATAGATGGCGACAGTTGATAATTTAGGTTACCGTGACAATCCACTTCTTAAAAAAGTTGGAGTTAACCACGAATACACACAAGAAGAAATTGAAGAATACATCAAGTGTTCTCAAGACCCTATACATTTCATAAAAACTTATATTAAGATTGTCAATGTAGATGAAGGCCTAGTCCCATTTAATATGTGGGGCTTCCAAGAAGAAATGGTTACAACCTTCAAGGATAACCGTTTCGTTATTATGAAGATGCCTCGTCAGGTTGGTAAAACTACCACAACTGTAGGTTATTTACTTTGGCATACTATCTTCCAAGACCAACAAAATGTGGCCATCTTGGCCAACAAAGGTTCACTTGCTCGTGACATTTTAGCCAAGTATCAATTGGCCTATGAGAATTTACCTACATGGTTACAACAAGGTGTTGTTACATGGAACAAAGGTAATGTGGAACTAGAAAATGGTTCTAAGATTATTGCGGCTTCAACATCAAGTTCAGCAATTCGAGGAGGTTCATTTAACCTTGTATTCTTAGACGAGTTTGCTTTCGTGCCAAACAACATGGCTGTCGAATTTTTTAACTCAGTTTATCCTGTAATTTCTTCTGGTAAAACTTCTAAGATTATTATCGTTTCCACACCAAACGGTATGAATCTGTTCTACAAGATGTGGATGGATGCCATTGAAGGTCGAAGTACCTACAAGGCTTTAGAAATTCATTGGTCTCAAGTACCAGGCCGAGATGAGGCTTGGAAAGAACAAACAATTCGTAATACCAGTGAAGAACAATTCCGACAAGAGTTTGAAACAGAATTCTTGGGTTCAAGTAATACTCTTATCTCTGGTCGTAAATTACAAACATTGGTATATAAAGACCCAATTGGTAAACACATGGATATGGATATCTATGAGGTTCCAATTAAAGATAACGATGATGGAACAGTTAAAGACCATTTATATGCCATCACTGTAGATGTGGCAGAAGGCAAGAACCTGGACGCTTCCACTATGTCCGTGTTCGATGTTTCAGTGATACCTTATAAACAGGTTGCTAAGTATAAGAGTTCAGCCATTTCACCAATACTTTTCCCAACCATCATCTATAATGCCGCTCGTTATTATAATGATGCCTATATATTGGTTGAGATTAATAATAATCCACAAATCGCAGAAATACTACATAGTGATTTGGAGTATGAAAATATAGTTAAAGTCCAAACTGGTAATAAGAAAGCTCAACAGATTTCAGCTGGGTTTGGTAGAGGAATACAATTAGGTGTTCGTATGACACCTCTTGTTAAACGAGTTGGTTGCACAAACTTAAAAACTTTGATTGAAACCGATAAACTTTTAATTAATGATTTTGAAACAATTTCTGAATTAACCACCTTTGTAGCTGGTAGAAGTTCATTTGAAGCTGAAGAAGGCGCAAACGATGACTTAGTAATGGGTCTTGTTCTATTTGCCTGGATGACAACTCAAAAATACTTCAAAGATATTGTTTCACATGACATACGAAAACAATTACAACTGCAACATTTTTCACAAGTAGATGAAGAACTTTTACCTGTGGGTGAATTGAATGATGGTCGTGATGTGCCTTTTATAGTAGAAGGCGGTGATGTTTGGGTGACCGGTGATGGTGATATGTATTCTGATTATTTCAATGAAATCACCAAAGGTCTATAAAATAACTATTTGATAAATAGAATGTATAGTAATATATGTTCCATAATTATAACGAAACAAGGAGATAAAAATGGCGTTTCAACTCTCTCCAGGCGTAAATGTATCTGAGATTGACTTAACTACAGTCATACCTTCAGTATCCACTTCTGCCGGTGCAATTGTTGGGGACTTTGTTTGGGGTCCTGCTAACAAAAGAATTTTGGTTGACAGCGAAATTACGCTAGTTAATCGTTTTGGTAAACCGAATAATACTACATTTGTTTCATTCTTTGCTGCTGCAAACTTTTTAGCTTATGGTAATAACCTAAGAGTTGTTCGTGCAATCAATGACACAGATTTAACTTTACACGCAAACAATGCTACATCAGTTGGTACTGGTGTTTTAATTCATAACGAAGATGAATATGAATTAAATTTCACTGCTAATACTCATACTCAATATGGTGGGTTCTATGCTCGATATCCTGGTGCATTAGGTGACAACTTAGAAGTTGTAGCTTGTTCTAATACATCAGCATTTGCTACATGGGAATACAAATCATATTTTGATACAGCTCCTGGTACTTCAGCATACGCTGCTTCAGTTGGCGGTGCTCATGATGAACTTCACATTGCGGTTATTGATTCTACTGGTTTAATTACTGGTGCTGCTGGTACTGTTCTTGAAAAATTCAGTCATGTTTCTAAAGCATCTGATGCTAAGAATGATGATGGTAGTCCAAATTATTACGCAACAGTGTTATTTAATAACTCACTATGGGTATATTTGGCAGCTCATTTAGATACTGGTTGGGGTGTTTCTGCTGTAGGTACTGATTTCGGTACAACTACTCCTAACTATGATGTTTCATTATCTGGTGGTTTAGATGGTTCTACAACACCTGCTAATTATGAAACAGGTTGGGATTTGTTTGCTAGTGCAGAAGATGTAGATGTTTCATTATTAGTTGCTGGTAATGCATCTGAAAAATCATCTGCTGTTCAAGAATATGTTGCTCAAATTGCTGACTCTCGTAAAGATTGTGTTGCTTTCCTTTCACCAGATTCAGCATCTGCTGTTGGTAACCAAAATCCAGCTACGGCTATTGTGACTTACAGAAATACATTAACAATCAATTCATCATACGCATTTATGGATTCAGGTTGGAAATATCAATTCGACAAATACAACAATGTATACCGCTATGTACCATTAAACGGTGACACAGCTGGTTTGTGTGTTTACACAGATTCAGTTCGTGACGCTTGGTGGTCACCTGCTGGTTTCAACCGTGGTATTATTAAGAATGTTGTTAAACTTTCTTGGAATCCAAACAAAACAGACCGTGACACATTGTACCCAGCTGGTGTTAATCCAGTGGTTGCTTTCCCTGGTCAAGGTGTTGTATTGTACGGTGATAAGACAATGCAATCAAAACCATCTGCATTTGATAGAATCAATGTTCGTAGATTGTTCATTGTTCTTGAGAAAGCAATTTCTGTTGCTGCTAAATATTCATTGTTTGAATTCAATGACCAATTTACACAAGCACAATTCGTTGCTTTGGTAGAACCATTCTTACGAGATGTTAAAGGCCGTCGTGGTATTTACGACTACCGTGTAGTATGTGATTCTACAAACAATACTCCTCAAGTTGTTGATTCTAACCAATTCGTTGGTGATATTTACATCAAACCAGCTCGTTCAATTAATTTCATCCAATTGAACTTTGTTGCTGTAAGAACTGGTGTTGACTTCACTGAAATCGTTGGGAAGTTTTAATAAATAGAAAAAGGAAATAGGAGAATAAAATGGCATTTAATATATCAGAATTTAGATCCAACCTAATTGGTGACGGCGCCCGCCCAAACCTATTTGAGGTTAGTCTATCATTTCCATCATATGTTGATAATGCTAATCGTCAATTGACATTCCTAGCAAAAACCTCACAAATCCCTGGTTCTACAATCGGGGTTGTGCCATTGTTCTACTTTGGCCGTGAATTGAAATTTGCTGGTAATCGTACATTTGCTGATTGGTCAATTACTATCATCAATGATGAAGACTTTAGTGTTCGTAGAGCATTTGAACAATGGATGAACTCAGTTAATAATCATAACGCTAACTTGAGAGATACTATGGCTTATAGTCCAACAGATTACTCAACAGACGCTTATGTAACACAATTTGACAAAGCTGGCGCAGTTATTAAAGAGTACAAGTTTGTCGGTATGTTCCCAACTGATTTGGCACCAATCGACTTAGATTGGGGTACTAATGACTCCATCGAAGAATTCGGTGTGACATTAGCCTATCAATGGTGGGAAGCTGTCGATTCGACAACTTAATATGTTATATAAAGGGGGACCTTTGGTCCCTCTTTTTATGTTATTTTGAATATTGAAAAAAGGAAATAAAATTGGCTTTCTCACTTTTTGGGTTCCAAATATCCCGTCAACAAGACGAAATCGAAAGACAGTCTGTTGAGCAATCTTTTGCGCCGCCTACCAATGACGATGGCGCTTTAACCATTTCCCAAGCGGCATATTACGGTACATATGTTGACTTAGATGGTACTGCAAAAAATGAAGTAGAACTTATTGGTCGTTATCGAGAGATGGCGATGCAACCAGAAATTGAATCAGCTATTGATGATATTTGTAATGAAGCTATCATTCAAAATGATGATGGTGAAAATATCAAATTGATTACCGATAAGGTGGATGCTTCACCTAAGATTAAAAAAGCAATCGAAGCAGAGTTTCAAGTTATTCTTCGTTTGTTGAATTACAATAATATGGCGCCTGACATTTTCAGACGCTTTTACATTGACGGCCGTTTATTCTATCATATTTTGATAGACAGAGAAAATCCAGCCGCAGGTATCAAAGAATTACGATACATTGACCCACGCAAAATTCGTAAAGTGCGTGAAGTTAAAAAAGAAAAAGAACCAAGAACTGGTGTCGAAATGGTCACCGTTGTTAATGAATACTATATCTTTAATGATAAGTCAATTAACGGTTCACAGTCTAATTATGGTCCTGTTGGGGTTAGAATTGCCAAAGATTCAATTATCAATGTAAACTCAGGCCTGATGGATTCAAGACGGGCATCGGTATTATCATACCTACACAAGGCAATCAAACCACTTAATCAGTTGAGAATGATTGAAGATGCGACAGTTATCTATCGTATCTCTCGTGCACCTGAACGCCGTATATTTTATATTGATGTTGGTAACTTACCTAAGATGAAAGCGGAACAATATCTCCGTGACATTATGGTTAAGTATAAAAACAAAGTAGTTTACGATGCTAATACTGGTGAAGTAAGAGATGACCGTAAATACTTGTCTATGATGGAAGATTTCTGGTTACCTCGCCGTGAAGGTGGTAAAGGTACAGAAATTCAAACTCTACCTGGTGGTCAAAACTTGGGTGAGTTAGAAGATGTTAAGTATTTTGAAAAGAAATTATACAAAGCATTGAATGTTCCTGTTTCTCGTTTAAATCCAGAATCAGCAGGTTTCACTCTTGGTCGCACCAATGAGATTACCCGTGACGAATTAAAGTTTGCTAAATTTGTTGACCGTTTGCGTAACAAGTTTGCTGAATTATTTGACCAAGCACTCCGTGTTCAATGTGTTCTCAAAGGTATTTGTACCAATGAAGAATGGCAAGAATTCAAAGAGCATATCTATTATGACTTCATTAAAGACAATAACTTTACTGAACTTAAAGATGCTGAATTAATGAAGGAGCGCCTTGGCTTGTTAAGTCAGGTTGACCCATATACAGGTCGTTATTTCTCACAAGCTTGGATTCAGCGTCAAGTTTTACGCTTGACCGATGACCAAATTAAAGAAATGCACGCAGAAATTGATGAGGAAAAAGAACAAGGTCTTGGTTTACCGGTTGGTGTAGGTAATGAGGTGGCACAACAGATGATGATGTCTAATGTACCAAAACAGCCTGAAAGTCCAGCTGGTGATGAAGAAGATGAAGCAGATGAATAGATTTATTATAAATATTTGAATACCTTAGGAGAAAATGATGCCGGATTACTCAACTCGCAATATTATTGATTACGCTATGGATGA